TTAATTGTAATAGTTGACTAAATCATCCTTGTCACGGCAAGAAAGCCAGACTGTACCGAATTGACCGAACTCGAATTTACGCCAATAGTATCCACCATAATAGCCACCCTCGCCAGTGTCTGTAATATGAGCCTCGTCAATCTCAAATGAGAAGTACATACCAGCTTTAAAATCCTTGTCTTGACCGTCAGGCAAGTTGTTGCCGTTTTCGTCAACCCAGTTTACCATACCAACCGGCACACCGTTATCTACGTATGAGAAGCCAATTGGCGCTAAATAATCGCATTTAATTTGGTAAATGCCATTTACGAAAGCTACCTGATTGGCTAGATAGTAAGCTTTGCTGTCTGGTTTACGACCGCCTGAAACAACTGTGTTAGGCTGTGTAGCTGTAGAACCGCTAAAACGCCAAACCTCAATATAAGCTGGTTTTGAGCTGTTATAATAGCTGTCCCAGTTGTGGCTTGATACGGCTGTGCCAGCTTGCCCGCCAGTAGAATAATCAACAGAGATAAACGTGCTAGCGTCTTCCAGCACTCCGACATGACCGCCAGCGCCACCAGATTGCGACATGTCAGCGCCCCATGACATCAAAATAATGTCGCCTCGTTGGCCATTCCAATCTTCGTTTTTAGACACTCGATAAAAGCCATTCTTGGCTAATTGTGAGCCTAATGTCACTGTTGACGGTAAACCGATGATATTTACTCCAGCCTCTTTCAAAGCTTGGGAGATTGACCCTGAACAGTCCGCTGTGCCGTCTGAGCCATTACGACTGCCATACATGCTATAAGTAAGCTTACCACGACGGCTTTCAAACCAGTTAATTAAAACGTCTGTATTCATTTATTTTCTCCTTTCCAGTTATCATTCATTTCTTTCACTGCTGCTTCAATAAACATTTCAAGCTGACTGTCAGACAAATAGATATTGTACTGTTCTAGCCCTTTCTTAACTTTCGTTTTAGCAGCATTTAATTTTTGTTCGCCTTTAGCGTCCTCATTTGCAATCTGCTCCACTGCGTTAACAGCATTCTTTGCCACGATTTCAACGATACGCAAAGCTTTTTCTCCACCCTCTTTAAAGAGGTAGTCCTTTACTGTTTTCACGATAAAACCAGCAAAGCCAGTTAAAATAAGCATAATGCCTTGTAAAATTACATCATTCATTTTCTTACTCCTTTAAAACATCTGTGTATTTCTAACAACATCTTCTAAATCGTCCACTTTCTCTTGCAAAACTGATATGTCTTTGCGAGTTTCTAGTGAGAGATTATTAACAGCTTCTGTCAATCTAGCCATTTGCTGTTGGTTTTCAGTAGCAATCCGATTATTGGAAGCTAACAGTTCCTTATTCGTCTCCTGAAAGCCAGTCACTAACTTCTTGATGACCCAAATCATACCGCTGATTAAAAGTAAGATGACTAAGATAATAGCTATAGCTAAAACTCCGCCAACTTTATCAATCGTCCAAGTTGCTCTCATGGCTTCATGAATAATATCTTGTCCCACCATAAGCCCCTCTACTTTCTAAGCTTATTCAGCAACATCTTCTTTCGTCAGCTCTTCTAACAGCTCATCATCTTCAACCATTAGCGCAATTTGCGCTTTGACCTTTGGTTTTAGTAATTTTGGAATTTTAGCATATTGGTAATTTCCTGAGATAACGTTAATTGCGTAAAGTTTAATCATCATATCTAGTCCTCTTTCTATTTTGTTTTTAATTTTTTTCAATAGTTTCATCACTTAGCACCCCTTTGTTAAAGAGCTGAGTGACAACATCTAACAAAGTAGCTTGCGCTATTTCAGAGCTTTCTTTCTGTTTCGCAAGTCCTGCTTGCATTTCAGCAAACTTCTCATTTTCGTACTTATCACGAAAATTCTCTTGATAAATCACGTCAAGAGCTAGTTTTTCTAGTTCAGTATTAGTCAAATCAATCTTGTCGGGTTCTAACATGACGGGGTAGATTGCACCTTCATCATTTGACAAGACTACTTTCGTACCTTTAACTGAGCCATCTAGTTCGAATTCTTGTGATTTTGAGCTAAATGTTAAATCCATAATTTATCCTTTCTATTCAGCAGGGAATGGGTCTGTTGTGATCCAAGTTAAGCTAGCAAAAACCGCTACTGGTTGTGCCGCTGCACGGAGAGTAAATTTAATACTACCATTAGACAGATATGTTAAGTGACATAAGCTTTTACCCGTCCACATTTCAGTACCAGAACCTCCACCTGCGAACATGCCACTTACTATATGCTCTGTCTTGACTGGTCTCCAGCCCGATGGTATAGTTTCAGCCGCAGCACCAGATACACTATTTGTTGATCTATAAGTAGCATCTAGAGTTACCGATACGATATTACCGACACGTCGTGCCTGCAAATCCATACCATAAGGTCCTTTGATTGTAGCAGAATACACTTTAGTCTGGTTAACTGCGGTAAAGTTGGCTACTTTATTTTGAACAGCATAGTACTGCCAATCACCCCAAGTCCTACTTTTTTGTACACGGAAAGCAGAAACTACACCGTTAAAATCAATGGCTTCTTGTAAAACCCAACCGTTATTGTTTGTATGCTTAGTCACACGAATATACATCCAACTGTTAGCGCCACTACCGCTAGGAGCATGCAAAAAGCTACCGCAGTTGTAAAAACCACCTTCGGTGACTGTGTTCAAGTCTGTGCCATTAGGCAGCATAATAGCTGTACCATTATTTGCTGTTAACTGATGGTGTTGAATATCTTTGTTCTTGTATTTAAACACCCAATCGCTGTCAACAGCATTTGCATTTTCTGGTGTTTTGCCAAAACCTACCCTGTCTGGTCTAATTGCAATAGGAAACTTTTCTGTACCAACAGTTGCTAAGAACTCATAGCTTGTAAACGCATCTTCGATTTTACCGATAATGTCATAAGTCTTTAGTGTGCTAAAAGTAGCTGCTAAATTAGCTCTAGAGTTTGTTAAATTATCAATAGTCGTCCACGTTCCACCTGCGCTGCCTGTGTCAGTCGTGTAGTTAGTAGCTGAATGCTCCTTGTACTTGAAAGAAATAATCATTTTGTTCTTTTGCTTTCCACCGACTGTTAAAGGAGCTATTCTGGCATTTCTTGTGACGGTTAATGTCGTGCTAGAAGAACCGCTACGCTGCAATGTAAACGAAACTTGTGGAGTAAAATAATTGATAACAGTAACTTCAACATCAACTGCGTTTGACGTTCGTCCTCGACTGTCTGTTACTGTCGCTCGAATAGTCACCGTGCCATTAAAGTTCATCATGCCAAGAAAGCCATTATTTGAATTCGTGCTTTGATTCTTGCCAACAATTTCAGCACGATAGCTTGAAATCGTTGAACCATAAGCGCCACTAGCACTATTGAAAGTAACTTTGACATTTGACATAACTTGAGCGAATGTATTAGCTGTATTTAACAAGTTCTTAACTGTTGCATTGCTATCTGTCAGCGTTATACTGCCGAGCGTTGGCTTAACGCTGTCTGGCACGTTCAAAGTAAGACGACACGTTGCTGAACCAATCTTACTAGAGCCACTATAAGTCTCTACAGTAATATTGCCCCAATCGCTTGTTTTGTTTGGCATAGCTGTAGCGAGATTAAGCGGCGGTGTCCAACTAACAGACGTATCAACATTCGTTGCGATTGTGCCAGAGAGTGAGCCAAAATTATATTTAACAGTATGTTTGAAAGCGCTGTTCTTGCGATTGATATTAATAGTCATTGCACTTCCAAGCGTACCAGTCACATCATTAACTGTACTAGCTCTAGCAATTGTTGGTAGGGGCAAATCGAAAGCAACCATCGAACTTCCGTATCCGCCTGCATTTAAACCTACAGAGATTTTAATACCAACTGTTTTCGTCCCGTCGCCGTTGTGAGGTACAACGAAGTCTTTACCGTAAAAAAGCAAAGATGAGTTCGTACCAATATTGACAGTAGCATTCGATGACTCACTCTTACCATCTACTGTAACTGTTACAGGCGCTGTCACTCCCCACATGCTCGCATAGCCATTGGTTCGAAGTCGTGCTTGTACGTTAACTGTAGACCTATTATTAGCTGTATCCGGCCTATTCCAACCAGACCACACTTCAAGCGTCATATTATGACCATATTGACCACTAAATGTAGCTGTTGCCATATCAACCTCCTAAATACCTTAATACCAGCATGTCTACATCGGCTGGGTGCGTTTCAAAGCGAAAACGTCCAATTTGAATCGTCTTCGTAAAAATACCATTAGCAATATTTAACGTACCTTGAGAAATGTACATCACTTCGCTGCCTCCAGAGAATAAGCTAATCCTGTCATCACTAAATTTAGCGTAAGCTGAACCATCTTTCTTACCGATAACCAAGCCTTCATTTTGAAAGCTCATGAATCGATCAATCGATTCCCAGACAAGTTTTAAGTCGTTAACCTCGTATTTCATTTGAACAATACGTTCTGACGCTTCTTTTAAAGCTTGTTCCGATTTAGCTTTATCTGCATCATTTGCTTTAACATAGTTTTCGTAAGCTGTTATCCATTTATCGACAGCATCAATGCTCGCTTTTGCTTCCATTTCGGCTTTGATAAGATTATTCTTCTCTGCCAACGCATTCAACTGTTCTTGCGTTAGTGTTTGGTCTGCTTTGCTGTCGATGTCAGCTTGTATGTCCTCTGGTGCCCATACATGACCAGTAGCCACATTTCCAAACTGCACCATGACACCAGTCACCCAAGCCGTACCGCTTTTAGCCCATTCGAGGTTGAAACGAATAGTAGATTTAAGCTGGTCGTATGACTTGATAGCTGCATAGTCGTATGTGTACGTTATATACTTCCAATCAGATGTGCCAACAAAACCTCCTAACGTTATATAGTTAGCAGTCGAAGTCGCGCCTGTCGAGCTGTTTTTTAGGTATAGTGAGTGTTTAAAGCAGTTAAATACATTCCAGCCGTTCGTGCCTTGAACGACATTCTCGTATTTCACCCAAGCGCTAAAAGTGACTTTACGATAAAGTCTAGAACTGAAATCTGGTTCTATATTAAAACTTAGCTCCTTATTGTTTGGAATACGATAGCACTTCTTCTGCCCCGTAATGTGATTGTCTGGTAGCGTTTCTTCTACGAAACCACCAGTAGCTTTCGATTGAATCCAAAGATTACGAGCACTGACTTCAACTCCAGCACGTCTATCCATCCACGTATAGTTGTTTGGGTCTGTACTGCTCGTTTGTGTGAAATCGGTGTAATACCCTTGATATTGTTGGCCAGATTCCTTAAAGCTAAAGCCAGTTCTGCCATCTGCGGAATCTGCATAGGCCATGTGGAAATAGGACGTTTTCCCGTCAGTTCCCGGTTTTCCGGGCAATCCTTGATCACCTTTCCATTTGCTCCAGCGATATTTTGTCGGGTCTGTACTTGCCGCCTCGTTAAAATCAGCGTACCAGCCCATGTAAGCCTTAGGCGTAGTCAAGCTAAATCCGCCACCAGTCGCATTGTCCGCAAAAGCAAAGTGCACATGCGAAGTTTGACCGTTCGCCCCTGTATTACCCTTCTCGCCAACACCGCTATATTCCCAAACAGTATCATTTGTACCGTCAGTGTAGTGTGTGATAGTACGCTTCCAGATGTATGTGCCATCAGGGGCTGCCATAGGACTTGTTAAAGCACCAAAATTATTCTGGTCAGTCACAAGGGGTTGCCCGTTTTCATCAAATACCTGAGCGTCGTATACACGATAAGCGGTTGAAAATCCACTAGTCGATGACTGTTCAAGCTGAACATAAACTCTACCCTTGGTTTTTCCATTTGGGACTGTTAAAGTTCTTTCCCAAATTCCTAGCCCATCTTCACTAAGTTCTCCTACCTGAGTCAGTGCTGCTAGACCATCAAATTGATAACCAGATGTTCTTTCTGTGTACCAGATACCGCCTTTGAGATTAATAGCTCCTTTTGTTCTTTGAGCAATAATCCTAACTGTATATTTTTTTCCGCTGACAACGTCAAACTCATTAGCGAAAGCATGGTCACGGCTACCGCAATCATAAACACCCAGCGGGTGCTTAGTTGCGGATAAGCCGTGCCAAAACGTTACCTCAGTTCGCTCAATCGCCTTTTCCGTCAGATTCATCAGAGTCAGTTGGCTCGTTGCTATCAGTTTGCCCATCTTTTTCCTCCTCAATCCAGCGTTTGATATCAATCCCTAGACCATATGTATTCCAAAGCACACGAATTGCTTCTGACTTTGTTTCAACAGGCACATCGACAATTTGACGCTGTTCAGCAATTTTAATATCTGCTTTAATCATATCCTATACACCCCCTATTCCCAGACTTCACATTTGAAGCTAGCTTTAGCTACAATTTCAGTAGCGTTAACATTAATTGTTTTGCCAGTTTTGTATGCATTGCCTCCACCGCCAAAATTGACATCCATAACACCGTTTTTGTCATATTTCGACCACTTGTAAGTCTTACCTGTGCCGTTTGCGTCAAGCTCTTCGCCGTTTCGATAAAGACGCGCCTTCAGTGCAGTTGACCCTTGACGGTTTTTGAAAATGTTTCCGGCACTTGAATCAAGCATTAAGCTGTATGGATCTGACATATCTAACAAAGTGCATAGACCTGTTGTTTTTGTGTTGTCGATTCGGTTAATGCATACGACTTTGAAACTTTGTGCGTTAGTTACTTTGCTTGGCGATACAGTGAGGACGCCTTGCCCAGTCGTTGGCTCAGTCGGCTTCACGTTTGGCGTTTGACCTTCAGTGGCGCTGCTGCCATTATTGCATAGATGCCATCCAATGCCGCCGTCAGGATCATAACCAGCTACTGTGCTGCCAGTAATGCTCGTGTCTTGGTAAAAGAACTTGAATATTTTTTTATCATTCGTTAACACATTCCCACGATAAAGGTCTGCGTTGACTGTGAGGCTGGCAGGTAAGTTGTTTCGGAACGTATTACCATTTCCAGCATAAACGTTCAAAACCTGTGCCTCTTTCCCAACCTGTGTTAAAAACAGGTCAATGTCAGCACTGAACTGAACGTCCAGACCAGTGATTGGGTCTTTCCAAATTCCAGCTGCCTCATAGCGCTTCGAGCCTCTGTCTGTGTCAATATTTAGCTTAGTGGTCAAGTTCTCATTGTTAGTGCCTGAAACAAACTCGTTATCAGTATTAACTTTTGACGTTATTTCTGTTTTTGTGGCACCGTCCACAACATACCAGCGTAAGCCACTAACACCGCCGACAATGCTTGCTGTTGAGCCAGCTTTAGTTAAGTTAAGTATTAACGTTTGAGGTGTTGAGGCATAAGATGGATTATAACTTCCAGACGTTTGACTATAAACTTGCGTTGTAGGTCTATTAGCTGTGATAAACGCATTCAGTACAGGCGCGTCTGACAAGTCAACGACTGTTATCTGTCCTGCCGCGATAATTCCCATGATTAAATTCTCCTTTTTTCTTTTTCTAAACTTGTTTGCCTATATACTCAATCTCGCAAGAAAATGTCGCTCGCCTGAACACGTCTTCCTGCGTGATTCTTATTGATTTCTGAGAGTACGAATGGTCAGCGTTCCAATGCTCGTCTGGCGTTTCGTCGTCTCTTGTTTTGGTCCAAATATAGCTAAACTCTGTACCGTCCTTATCGATTTCTTTGCCACCTCGCCACAATGTAGCTGTCAGCGTGCTCGCTATGTTGTTGTTTTTGAACGTATTACCGTTTGACGTCAGGATGACTAAATCAATCTGCTCGACCATATTAGCTAGCGTGATTTCCGTAGTGGCTACTTCAGTATTTCCGACATAGCCCGAGACGGTTAAAACCGCTGTGTCATTGATGTCTTTAGCTTGGACACGGTATTGCATACCAACTGTGACCACGCCGTCCAAAGCCCAGCGCCAAGAGACGTCCCGACTGACAACTTTGCCACCTTTCCAAAGTGTGGCTTTTACTAGACTTTCGCCCTCATTGTTCTTGAACATCGTTCCATTATCCGTCGAAATGCGAATATTGTACGGTTTTGCATCTTCTACCAAACGTTCAAGTTCGCTCTGGATGTCGTTAGATAACTTGCTTTGCAAAGCTCTAAAATTTCCAAGTGTGGTCTTCCAGTTTTTTTTAGTCGAAAAGCTTAGCTTCTGCTCAAAGATACGTGCTTCAATCAACAAAATGTTAGCAAAGCCATCATCTGATAGCTGCACCGTGTCCCCGATGTCGGCATCAATGTAGCCGTCAAATTCATACGTTAGCTCAGGATAAGCTGATGCTTTCAACTGCTTTAGTCCTTCTGTCTCAAGCTGTTGTATGCTTTTGACGTTAAAGTCCATATCATGCCTTATCCATTGGTCTGATTGCGTTTCTGATGTGAACGTTGACGGATAAAGCTGAGCTGAAATAGGAGCATAAATGGCATTGCCTCGTTTGTAAAATTCAACAATGCCTTTATCGTTTTTTAGCTCCCAGTTCGGCAAGCTTCCGATAGTCAATTTTTGATCGCTGTTTTCCTCGCTTTGAGCGGTAGGCACGATCATGTTAAAGATATTTGTCTTGTCAACCTTGCGCTTGATTGACTTAAGGTTCTTCCCATAAACCAGCGTAATGTCTTTTCTGTCACGCCCAACGCCGTGATAATTAATGCCGTCATTTTCGTGATAGACGTTGACTAAGAACTGTTTTATGGTGCTGTCATCGTTGAGATAGGTTTTAAAATCAATTTCAGCGTCAAATTTGTTTGCTAATGAGATTAAGCGGGCAAGTTTGGTGTCTTGCCCTTCCCATTCCAAAGTGCGCTTGTAATCTGAAATCTCATTAATACCGATGGATAATTTAGTCATATTTAGTAAATCCATAGCATTACAGTACTCAACAAATGACATAGCTCTGTCTGCTTTAAACGGATTTGAATATTCGTTAATAAGCTCTAGGTTTAAATTCTCACAATAACATTTGATTTTCTTTTCATCTTCTTCAACAGTCATCACATTAAACAGAAACGTCTCGCCTTTATATTCAAACGACACAAAGGCACGTTCATTCAAATAGCTGTATGTTCTGTTTAAGACTGTATCTGAAACAAGCGTCTTCTTAGAGATGCTAAACTCATACGTTGACGAACCTGTTTGTAAATTACGTGTCCAAGTATCGTCGTAAAAGCTCAATGTGCCTTGCTTCTCGTTGTCAATAAACGCTACTTTCTTCAAATGTGCATCGTGTATTGTTAGAAGCATCTACAAGCTCCTTTTCTCAAACTCCACTTTAACTGTAGGCATTTTCTTGATCCATGATGAGAAATAGATGTCTAACTCAGATTCGCCAGGCGGAACACTCAAGAAATGATGTGAACCCTGTACAATGTCCTCGTTTTTATTCAAGTTATCTTTCATCACTGTGTCTGTTTCATTGTTGATAACAACGGTTGAGCCCATAGCGTAGCGGTTCGGGATGTCTCTAGTACCTGTCACGAAATCTTTACGATAAACAATATCGTCAAGATAAACGTGTGTTACTCCAGGTTTGCCCCCTACGCTCCCAAATATAACACTGACTTTAGCGGACTTTTTACCCTTTATTTCAGGTATGTTGTATTGTTTATATTGACCGTTCCAGTAAAACTGTATCCAACCATCTTTCCTGTAAATGTCTGACCAGCCTCGTGGCTCATTAAATGGATTTTGACTATCTAAACGCGTACACCAAAACGTGTAGCGATCAAGGAAACGATAGCCGCCTTTGCCGTCAGAAACCATGAAATTATATTCAGTCGTCAAGCTGTTTGAACGTTTAAATGTCTCTGTTCCATACAGAAACTGACCATTTTCATCCGAGACAACAACTTTCATAAATCCGTATTGTGATTGATGACCTGCCCAGAAAATCTGTCTCCACCAGATGTACTCATAGAGTGCTCCTACCTCTCCTGCGCTGTCTGCTGGTATGTCCCAAGTGATAGACGCAGACGTCCCGTTTTTCAAGTGGATGTGTGGTCTCCCCCAAGCATTGTCTATCTCAAGTTGTCCATCTAGAACCTCTTGAACGTTACTAATTGCCTCATTAAATTTACCCTCTTCAAATCCGTTTAAAATCCTTGTTGGTCCAGTGTTTGACGTGTAATCAAACAAGATTTCAGATTTCTTGTATTCTTCCGAGTCCGCCTCTTCCTTGCTTCCAAGCTCAAAAGCGCCATTTTGACTAACTAGTCCGACATAGCCGTTTTCTGAATTATGTTTGATCGTGATAATCGGATAAGCATCGACATTCCCCTCATTATTGATTTTGAACGTCATTTTATTGCCGTTCCAGGTAGGCTCTTCAAAACGTGCATCCGTCACCGAATGAGCCACTCCGTCAGGGATTAAAATAGTGATTTCTGAACGCTGAAACCAACGTGTGATATTGTCGTGTGAAATATCATCAACAGGCAAACCTAAATAATACTTGTCTGGTTCATCTGCATATGTAATTTTGACTGGTTTATCAACGTTGAATACGCCAGCTAAATCATGTTTAAGCTGTTCAATTTCAATCTCTGATTTCCCTTTGATGTCAAATTTGATCTTATGTTCTTTCGCTCCAATTTTAATTTCTTGGATATTAACGCCCAAAAAAGGAGAAGTGTCAGTTGACACCGTCCTTTTATTACCAATCGGGCGAATAATGTCAGTAATTCTAAAGTATTGAGACATCTCAACACCGTTAAAAGTCATTATTTCTGTCATGGTCTACCCCACATTCTGTTATTGCGTGTAATCTGTGTTTGTTGATAATCTTGATATCTATCGCTAGTAGATGCGATAAGCGTGTCGTCATTCAATCGCATATCGATTGGACGGTCTGCGAGTCTGCCCATTGCATCTATAGCTTTTTCCATTACTTCGTTTGATTTTTCTTGTACAATCTCAACTTTTGCTTTGATTGCTTTATCTAAATCGGATTTAACCTGGATACTGTGTGAGAAATTAGTTGATCCAGCTCCAATTAGGTCTTCAGCTCTGTAGCTAAAAGCTTGTACTTTGTCATACATTGCACCTAAAGCGTCGTTAACTGTGTAGCTGTCCTTTTCAATACCAACCGCAACACCTTGTGCAATATAGCGACCTACATTGTCACGAAATAGGCGTGATGGTGAATGAATTTTGGCTTTTGCTCGTGCTGCTCTCTCTGCTTGTGCTACTAACGCATTAGCAGCTGCCGTCACACTTCCAAGAGCTGACATCATACCACTAGCCAAACCTTGCCCGATATATGCACCAATTGCACGCATTGAACCGACTCCAGACATTCCTGCTGCACGTACAGATGCCATAAGAGAACTCATTGCCGACCTTGCACTACCAGCACCGCTAGAAATACCTTGAGCGATATTTTGAGCTGTTTGTTGACCAATCATGCGTCCTTGATTTTTCATCTGATTTCCAATGGACGTAACAGCACTAAGCATTGCTTGCATTGACGATTGCACTTGAGCACGCATTGAGCTGAACGCTGAAATAACAGATTGTGTCGCTGAAATGATTGAACGCATTTGAGACGCCGAACTTGCCGCACTCGCACCAATATTTGCAAAACCGCCTGAAACTGACGATAGAGCTCCACCTAAAGCGCCTACTCTACCAGCTAACGCACCAAACGACGCTCCTGCCATTGCTGTTGCTGCGCCCATTGACAAGATGCGTGCATTAAATGCACTAATAAGTCCACCGATGACGATAAACGTGCCATTTATGACCATCGCTCTAGCACCAAACATTGCAAAGCCCGCTGTAGCAGATAAGATTGTTGGTGTTAAACTCATCAATTGTGCTTTAAATGCTGCAATTGGTGCATTAACAGCTGATAATCCAGCAATACCAGCAACTGCTTGAGAAACGAACGCTGGGAAACCTGCACCAGCCACCGTCATCATCGCTGGCAAAAGAGACAAATTGGTCTTGAGTGTTGTAATCACTGCATCAAACTGACTTAAAGCAGCTAACGAAATCATTGCGCCAGTCGCAAACTGAGTCATACCAGTTCCAACTTGTGTCATTGCCGAGCCGAGCTGGCTCATCCCTGCTGAATGACTAGCCATTTTACCGAGACCACTAGCTGTAGTAGCTAAAGTCGCTGCTAAATCGCCTAGTTTTAAATCAACTAGCATCTTGACACCTTGCGCCATCTGCTTAACGCCATTACCAGCATTGAGAGCGGCATTCCCCATTGAGTCGAAAATGCCCGCAATGCCGTCTAAAACGTTTCGAACGGCGTCGCCGAAACCTGTGATAACACCCTTAGCACTGTCCAGAATGTTACTGATTTGTTCACCAAGCGTTTTAAACAAGTTAGCGATTGAGTCAATGATTGGACTGATTTGGCTGATGAGATTATTGAAAGCATCTACAATTTGAGATAATACAGGAGCAACCGCAACCACCATTTCGGTAATTGCTGGAATGAATGGAGCAAGTGCTTGTATGATTTGAACAATCGCATTAGAGACTACTGTCACAATTTGAACGAAAGCACTACTGATAATTCCAACGATTGGTGTAATAGCTGTAGCAATTTGAGAAATCGCCGAACCAAGCGCTGTAATAATCGGTGGGATTGTCCCTAAAATTGACGTAAACGCATCTCCTAACGCTGTGATTGCGGGAGCAGCCGCACCGACTGCAATACCAACAGCTACGACTAAAGGCGCTAGGTTAGCTAATGCACTTGTGACAACTGGCAATACACCAGAAACTGTTACAATTGCTTGAGCGAAAGCACCAATAATTGCCGTTGCTACTGTTGCAAAGGCTGTTCCAAGCGCTTGTATAATCACAGATACACCTGTACTTTGTGTTGCTAATAAAGTCAAAGATGACACGATAATGCCAATCCCTGCGCCAATACCGACCGCTGCAATACCTACTGCTGTACCAAGTGCAATGATATTAGCTGGTCCAGCCAATTTTAAAGCTGTACCTAAACCGATAAAAGCATTTGATAAACCTGTACCAATGCCCTTAGCTGCAACGCCAATGCTAACACCTACAGATTTGATAACTGATGCAATACTTTCTAAAACTTGAGCTAGTTTAGATTTACTTTGCGTTACAGCTTCTACAGCGCCGTTGGTGCCATCCTCTGCATTCTTCTTGAACGCTTTAAATGGATTGAGCGATTTAATAAAATTAAGTCCTTTAGCGGCAGTTCCTACCGCTTTAGTTCCTGTCGCAAAAGCACTTAGACCTGCAATACCACCAACTAGAACATTGGTAAATCCTTTGACAATGCTTGGGTCTAGCCTTGTAATAAAGTCAGCAATAGCTTGTACAACTTGCGCAATGACTTTAGCAACATTACCGATGACTGTTCCCAACGTCGACCAAATAGAAGCTTCACCAACTGCATAAGTCAATGTCGTGTACGCTGTAATAACACTATCAATCGCAAATTTGATTTGTTGCATAGCGCCAGTTTCTGAAAAGCTATCCATGAATCGCTTAACAATCTTAGCTCCATTTTTGATCGTTACCATCAATGCTGAAATAGCATTACTGATTGTTAATGTCCATGAAAATCCACCACCAGCCACATTATTAAACGTCGACCAAATCGACTGCAAAGCTGCTCCCACATTGCTCAAAGCACTTTTGAAATTGAAAATAAACAAAGGATTAAAAGCCATTTGAGCAGCTGCTTTTATATTCTTGAACGCTCCTACAATGTCAATATCAAGGTTTGGAGCAATCTGTTTCAAACCTTTTTGGATTTCTTCTCCCATACTATCCATAAGAGTAGAAAAAGCTTGCGGTAGTTTAGAAAACACTCTCGTAATCATTGGGATAAAGTTCCCAAACAAGAACGTTGATGTAGTCCTTGCGAGACCTTGCAAAGATGGTGTGATGTCTAATTCACCGTCGGCTAAGTTCCCTTTGAAATCAGTCCAAGCGGCTTTCATAGAGTTAAAAGAACCACTCAAAGTCGTTGACGCTTCTCTTGCTGTCGTTCCAGTAATTCCAAGGCTTTCTTGAACTGCGTGGATGGCTTTAACCGTATCTGCAAAGTCACCGACTGTGTAGTGTTCACCAGTCAACTTTTCAGCATCACGCATCAGGCGTTCCATTTCTGATTTAGTACCACCATACTTAGTACATATTCGCCACAAATCGCTAAGTTGTGACCGCTCTTTTAGAGCTGCTCTATGTCACCATAGAGAGTAGACTATCTCTTATACATTTCTGCATCCTAGCGCTTCGGTTCGCTTGAACCTACTCTACTCCATTCAGCTCTTTAAAAGCTGTGTTTCGATAGTCGTTACACTTTCCCTTTAAGGGCTTAGCACGGTATTGTCTAAGCTACTAAACTTAGAGTTTCACCGTTTTCACTAGGTTTATACTCGGCTATGGTTTTTCTACCGAGTTTTAAGTTATCAAGCATGGCATAGTTACCACGAGCTAACGATTGATAAGTTTGCGTGATGTATTCCATGTCTGTACCCATTTTATTAGCGTTATCAGACATATCCACCATCGCTGTATTAGCCAATTCAGCAGCTGCCGCTGTGTCACCACCGAGCGAGCTAATCAAGCTAGCTGAAAATGATGTGACGTTCTCCATATAAGTATTTGCGGACACACCAGCTGTTTCAAAGGCTTGTTGAGCATAGTTTTTAACTGTGCCAGCAGAATCCTTGAATAGCGTTTCAATACCACCAATAGACTGTTGGAGCTTCGCCCCCTCGTCGATAGTAGATGAGAACGCCCCTTTAACTGCACCAGTTAAAGCGTTGACACCAGAAATCACAGCAGAGCTAATCAAGTTAGCGCCAAGAACGGACTTAAACGTACTTCCCATGCTGTTAACGCTCTCTCCTAATCCAAGCAATGAACTTTTTAAGCTTTTGACCTCTGACTGTGCACTTTTACCATCCATATCAATCTGGATGGTAACTTTTCCATCTGCCATGTTTTTCCTCCTTTCGTCTATTCTTCAGGCAATGCGTATTCTTCTTGTAATTCACGCATTCTTTGTTTTTCTTTTGCGCTGTCGCCTTTCTGTGGCTTCCAAGCTCGGATTTTCATAACTTCAATTAGCTTTGTTCCATCTGGTAAACCAGACAATAAAGCATTGAATTTCTGCCAATGCAATTTTCCTTGTTCTTCAATCAAATCAATGTTGTAAGCTTGCATAAACGATGAAAATATAAACTCACTATCGTATTTGAGTGAATACAGAGGTTTCTCATCGTCTGTACTATCCTTTGGTTTTTTAGGAATGACGTTTCCCTCCAAGTCATAGCGTTCTACAGCATCGCTTGGTTTAACGCTCTTGATATGTTTCTCGAAAATCTCTGAATAGATATTCAAAGCTGTTTCAAAATCAAGGTGTCTAAACTCTGGATTATCAGTAAGCTTGACTAGTGCTAGCTGTGGCTTAATCTGTACAGGAAATCTGTCGTCAGACCACATTTCGAAAACTTTTAGGACATTATCGAACGATAAGAAAAGCTGGTACTCTTTTCTATTGAGCACCAGCCTATCATCCATTTTTTTGGAAATGTCAAACATCACTCAGATAGAAACTGTTTGAAATATTCATCGTTTTGACGTTCTGCGTTGACTTCTCGAATTGCATTGCTAATTTGATAAAATACACGCAAGTAAGACAATGTATTCTCACCAACTGCTTTATACAGTTTTTGAGGTGTTTCAGCATCAAACATTGTTTCAAACAATTCATCTAACAGCGCTTTGACTTTCATTGCTGTTTCAAAGTCGCTTTCTGATGAGTCGTCTGTAAGAGTTTTAGCTTTGTTTTGAATTTCAAGACCTTTCTCTTGAATGTATTTACTTTGTTCATCGCTTGGCAAGAACTCAAGACTGATATTTCCAATATTGAACACAATCGCATCTTGTTTTGCGTCAAAATTATAAACTCGTGACATATTTCAAACCTTTCTATTCTGTAATAGCTTTCTCAATTGGCTTTTTAATCCATTTGAGTGTGCATTCGAATTCTTCATAAGCTGTCGCATCACCAGAACCAGCTTTAATGCCAGAAATATTAGCGATTTGAGTAAATGACTTCTTGCCGTTTGACTCAACGACACGATGCCATACACGACGACCATCACCAATTTCATAGCGTTTAGATGCAATTAGAGCTTGCGCCTTATCCTCCGCATCATATAGACCAGAAACAGAGTAAGCACCAGAAACAGATGTAACCGTTTCTTCTGGTGTACCATCACCGTCATAGTAACCAGTGTCATCTGTTTCTTCGTCTGTGTCGTCATCGATAGTTTCGATGTATTTAGCCAATGGTAAGAACGCATCATCACCTGGTACAGTATTTGGTGTTTCTGGAGCAAACGGTGCTACAAAGTGTTTGCGTTGGGCATTTTTTTGACGTGCCATAATATCCTCCTTAAATTTCCAATTTTGCTGTCAACTGCAAGGTGTAAACAAAGAAACCTTGCTCATCTCTTCCGTTGATACCAGGTTTTTCAACCGATAAGGACAAGAAAGTATATGAATTATCTGTACTTGGCAAATCAATGTCAAACGCTGATAATTCGCCGTTTAAAAACCAGATAGTATCGCTTGCTTTCTTGTTGCTTTTACTTTTGACTGCAATTTCAAACGGTAAGCTTACTTCTCTCGTACCGTCCATAAATTCCTTGTCAATCGTTCCGCCTGGAATAGCGTTGATAACTAAATCATCTTCATCTTCGTTGAAATAATCTAGTCTTGCTTTCAACGGTAATCTGTCAAAACTATTAATATGTTTTAAAAGTACTTCTTGAAAGTTTTTGTTATTTTGCATTAGAGCCCCATTCCTTTAGCAGCTACACGTTTCCACTTATCTGAATTAGCCTTTTGAGCTGTGTCATACCATAATTTGCCAGTGCCTGGCGTTGTATAATGCTTAAATGTAACAATTCCGTTAGTGCCATAATATTGTGCTCGTGCATATACTGTATTCCATGAGACATTGCTTCCATCAATAGCGATTTGACCGCTAGCACGTAAAGCACCGTCTTTTTTAGGAATATACTTGTCAGCATCTAAAAGCACTTGATTAGCTAATGCACGTTTTCCTTTTAGAATGTTATCGTTTGACACTTTCTTTTCAACACGGCTAATGTCAGTTTTAGTCCGAACAAAGAAACTCATTAGACCACTCCAATTTCATAACTGAACAATTTTCCGTTCAGATAGCTTGGTTGAATACTTTTAACAATGTAATCACGACTTCCGTCATTGATTGTTGCTTCAAGCCAACTATCATCCACATCTACTTTTGAAACAGCTGGATAAATGAAAACTGTACCTGTCTTATCTTTAGTTTTAGAGTTATTCGTACCTTTGACCGAAACATACCTGTCAAATCTTACTGATTTAACGGTGAACGGTGCTGAATATGCTAAATCTCCAAAATCGTCTTTCTTTTGTACTTTTTGAACATTAATAGTGTCTTGCAATAAGCGTTTATCTATCATAATCAACCCCCACCACAAGGCTAAATCCTGCCTGTTTAAGGACGTTCTCGGCATCAAGCGATAAATTATATTGCTGACCGTCTGAACCGCCCGCAGATGAGCCGTAATTGATTGAGGTACGTCCAATAGACACGCTTTGCATTGTTTTTTTGTCATCGGCTGTCATGATGCCTGAAACATCCAAGTAAGCAATCTGAAACGCCATCGCAAGTTTGACCGCTTGCTGACGATAATCAAAATCTTCTTCGAATTTGATATATCGTTGATAGATACCTTGTGTGTATAAGTTGATGGCGATTTCAGCACGTTTTGCTAACTTGTCAAAATTTTCAACATCATCAAAGCCGAGTTTAGTAAACTCTGTTTCAGTTAAATAAGCCATGATAACCTCCCTTAAAGGGCGCTGTCACCCTTATTTTTCTGTTTCTGCATCTTCTGTCGCTTTCTTGCGGGTGCGTTTAGGTTTTTCCGTAACTTCTTCATTAAGTGGTACTAAGACCGCTTGAACATCTGGAAAAGCACTAGCAAGGTCTGCGTTGATGCTGTCAGCGTAATCTTTTTCAAGTTCGATGACTTCACCAACAATCACATCTTTATTGAGCGATTTAAAGAATAGGTTTTTAGTAGCTTTATATTTAGCCATTATTCGCCCTCGTTTTTAGACTTTTTGCTACGTTTTGGTTTTTCTTCTTGTTCTTCAACCTTTTCTTGTTTAGGTTCTAGAACTTCAAAACCATCTGCGATAAGTTGTACTTCAAGCTCGCTGCCTTCTTGAACAGTGTAGACTTGATTTTCTTTGAAATACTTTTTCATCTGCTACCTCCTACGCTGATTTATGTGAAACATAAATACCATCTTCTTGTGATTTCAAAACAAACAAGTCGTGGTATAGACGGTTTTGATACAAGTAGCCGTCACCTTCTGTGTGTTGCCCTGGCGCAAAGAGATAGATAGAGTTAAATTTGGCTTTGGCAATAACAGCTGTTTTAGCAACAATCAAGAAATTAATATCTTTACCGTCCTCAGCTTTAACAAAACCTGTAGTGAAATCAAATTTAGTTTTGAAACGTGCATCATCCCAAACTTCGATAAGCTGCACACCGTCAAGAGAAGTGACACGGGTATCAATACCTTGTGGAGATGTAGTTGCGATTGAGCGTGTAAAGTCTTTAGAACGTTCTAAAGCATCCATCACCTCGCTAGACACGTACATAACAAGGTTAGATGCACCAAATTTACGCATTGGCAAAATAGCAGCTTTCAAAGTGCTATAGACATTTTCTGGTGTGATGCTATCTTCTGCTTTGAAATGGTTACCAGTGATTGCTGCTGTTGCAATTTTAGAAAAGCGATAAGCATCAACCTCTGGTGTTGCATGTTCTGAAATGAAAGTATTTGAAATGTTAGCCGCTGAAAGTTCTTGATTTGTTTCATCGACATCTGCTGTATCAACAAAGAACTCTACATCACGGTCAAATCCCAATGTGTAAACATTTTTGTTGTTCGATACTGTTCCAGCGTTGTAACCTTTAGAGCGTGTGTGAGTTTTATAACCTGTTACAGAAATGGTTGGAAGTTCAAAAGAACGTGCGCCAAGCCAATTTACTCTAGGGGTTTCAAGGATTGATGTTAAAGAACCTTGCATAAGGCGTTTTTCAAATTGCCCCTCATGTTTAGTAATGTAGTTAATTGACATGATTTCCTCCTTTTTATTCAGTCAATCCCAAAGCCTGTGCAAAGGCGTCTGGTGTTGGGTCTTTTGCTGCGGGATTTCCAGTAGCAAAAATACTTGGGTTAGGTGTGTCATCGTCTGCTTTGAAAAGATAAGGGTCACTTTCCTTTAATCCTGTGATGATGTCATCTAGTTTTGGCTTACCGTCTTCGTCAAGCTCAATAGTGTCAACATCAATAAATTTCATCAAGGTTGATGGATTGTGTGCGTTAGTATCTTTCAATGCAAGGTTGATAGCATTGACCTTTTGTGTCATTGCAAGATCTGCTTCAGCATCAGCTTTGAATTTGTCATATTCAGCTTGCAATTTATCAAGCGCTTCTTTTTGTTCAGCACTTGTATTTGCATCAGCTTTCAATGTTTCAATCTGTGTCTCAGCATTTTGCAATTGATTTTTAAGACTGTCTCGCTCTTGCGTGATAGTGTCCAAGGCTGATTTAGTTTCATTCAAATCTTTGCCATGCAAAGTAAAAACTTCTTTAGCTTGTTCATCTGTCAATCCAAGATTGATAAGGTCATCTTTTGTAAATGGCATTTTGTCCTCCTAGTCCTTTTTGTAGGTGGCTAACCCCCACCACAAAGGTAAAATCTTATTTACTTCTTCAGTTTACCTTTGAATAAAGCGGACTTTTTACCGTTTTAAGCGCACAAAAAAAGCACCTAGATTTTTCTAGGTGCATATAAGTAAGGTAACTTACCAAATATTCAAATCTACAAATTTATCAATGATACTTTCTGCTATTTTACCTTTTTGTGTAATGTTGTATGCATTGTCAAAGGCTTTGAGCTGGTAATAATCTTCCAAAGCTTCTGCAAAGTCATCATTCAACTCGCCGTTTTGCAAAATTTTATCTAAATCAAAATTAGGTAAGCACTCTTTAACAAAAGCTATTTGCTTTTCGTTTAGAATTTCAACTATTTTCATTTTTCAAAACCATACTTTCTGCGAATTCTTTTTCCTGTCTTATGAGTTGTTGCAATATTCCCTGTAGATGGATTAATAACAACTGATGTATCTTTACCGATAAATTTTTGAGATGGTCTACCATACTCATCATATTTAATCTCTTTTATTTCAAGAGGATTTTTTAAAGCATCAATGATAGTTTGAGTTTCAACCTTTCGTTCAACAGCGCGATCAACAAGATGTTTTGAAACGTCTTTAATTTTTATATTGTTGCTTGTTTTCATGCCTATTATAGCACTTTTCACCTCTCGTTGCTTCTCTAAAGTTTTCTTCTTAGTCTCTAACAATGTTTTATTTTTTTCGTATGAATTTTGAGTTGAAAATAACCTTTCCCTTGAATAATCACGATGCAAGAAATCATGCTGATCAACATAAGCACGCATCTTTCCTTGTAAGTTTCTAAGTTTTAAGCGTTCAGATGTGATAAGTTCATCATTTCCCAGTTGGCTAGCGATGTGTAGACGCTCCTTTTGGTTTCTGATAGCACGTTCAATCGCTCGCTGTTTAGCTTGTATACGTGCATTCTCCTCAGCTTGTTCGGGTGTTAAGTCTTTGAGATGGTCTGGGTCTTCTGGTAGCTCATTAACCCCAACAATAAAAGGTGTCAAATAATGTCCACAATGCACGCCCAAACAGCCACCAGCATAGCCATAGCCATAATCAGACAACGCAAGCACTTTAACTCCTTGCTCTGTGTGTGTCATGCCTTCCATTGTCACTATACGACCTTGCAAAGGCGCACACATTTCTCTTGCTGTAGCTTTCTTTGAGTAGTAGTAAGTATCAATACCCATTTCTTTTGCTGGAGCTGTTCGCATTTCGTTATAGACTCTAAACGTTGTTGTCTTGATAACCGCTCTAGCGTACGCATCGGCTCGCCACTCTCTACCGCCTTTATCGGTAAAACCTGTAAAATTCTTCTTTTGCCATCTCATGATAGTGTCACGAATAGCTTTATCAGCCGATTTTGAGCCTATGACAACTTCTGCTACAGACTTCTCGACGATTGACTTATATGTTTTCTGGATTGATTTTGGCAAAGTCGTATTGATAAGGTTTAAATCACTAATTGCTTGCGATGTGTAAGCTTCAAGGCTATCTGTCACGCCGTTGGCAATATATTCACCATCTCTCCTGCCTAAATCCTCTGCAAGTTGCTGTTTAGTGTCTTTGTAAACCTTTAATCCTTCGTTAGCTATAACATCACGCAACAAATCCTCTGCTATACCTGTACGTTCAGTGATAATTTTCAAGTTTTCTTCGTTTAGCATGTGCATATCATTCAACTTTTGCATTTGCCAAATGTATGGATTTTCTTGCAAATCAGCACTACCACGAACGATTAAACGCTTAATCATATTATCAAAGAGTTCTTGCTGCATCTGAGCGTAAATGTCGCTAACTCCTTGCATTTGCAAAGAGAATTGCTGGTCATTTAAGACTGGTCTCTTACTCATCGTCTTCCTCTACTTGTTTCCTGCCATAAAGCGCTAAGTCTGCATCATTTTCTGGTGGTAATTCCCCATTGATTTCAACTAGATAGTCTTTAGCTTCCTCTTCGGACACATTCAATGTTTTTTGGATGCCTAAACGTTGTGGTGCAAAGCCTGCTGATACCATTTGCATCCAATAAGCAAGCTCTGCGTTTCGGTCTGTAAAGACACCATCGTCAAGATTGACTGAAATGTCTTCTAGCTCTGGTATTTCGCCCTTGTACAGACCTGTAGCTTTACCGAGTTCGCAAATAGATACGCATAACTCTTTAATCGATTGCTCAACAAGAGCAGCAATACTATTGCGCATTTGGTATGTGTCGCTATTCTCGCTAACTACTTCGGTAGCTGTCTTCATACTCTTGCCGTCAAACGAGAACATGCCAGCAGACACGCCAATCTGCATCTCAAATAGTTTCAGACCTTCTGAAATGGCTGTAATGTAGTCGTTTGAGCGGATAGGTGTTGTAATGTCCTTAATGCTGTTAGCGTCCATATCACCACCGCCTAGCTGTGTATAGATGTTTTGGTCTGTCTCAAAGCGTCGTTTAAAAGTGATTGAACCATCTTCTCTCTGTGCTGTTAGCTTAGTTAATTGTTCAGGGATAATGACACGACGTTGACCCATTTTGACTTCCCACATGAACTCATCGTAAGTTCTGTTGATAAAGTCAATTGTCGTTTTAGCATTATCAAAGATAGATAGACCAAGCGGACTGTTGATGTCTTTGTTGTTCATTCCTGGAGTCTTGAGATACGTAAACAATGGACGTGATAAGTCTTTAAACATTGTGACTTGCTCAAGGTCTGGATATAATTCAGACAAGTTCACACGTTGACCTAATGCGTCGCTGATGTCTGACTTGTAAAGCTCGTTAGTGATACGATAATAGCTTTTATCTTTCGTACTTCCTTGCTCGTTTCCGTCAGCTGTCACCCATTCATGAAACTCTACGAGCGTGTAATACACGTTCTTTCTGCCCTCTGACTTGATTGCTTTAGTCAAGATAGCAGCATTCGACACGTCTTGCGTATTTGATTGCAACGGTAAGAATACTGGTGCTTGAACGAATGCTACACGAATTCTATCACCGTCAACATATGGACGCATGGCAAGACCACCCAACGCCAAACCACTTTCCAAATAGCGCTCAAAATTCTTGTTAAAGCGGTCATTGTCAAGCGTGTAGCCGATGAACTCATCAACTGATTTGTTGTCTGATGTGATTTCCGCTTGTTCGTTGTAAACTAAGCTAGCAATCTTTTTCGATGCTGTTCGTGCAATCGGCAAATGATTAAACTTGCGACGTTTCACATCACCCTCACTGTTAATATATTCGACGTCATCAAATTTAGATTGATAGTAAGTTAGATTGTGTTGAATACGACTGTACTCCTCTTGACTAACTGCAATTTTTGGATGATCAAGAATACTGTTTAAATTTGAAGTCTGCATGTTATACCTCCCACGATTAAAGAAATCTTTTACTTTCTGGATTAGACCCATAATGTCCTCCTAACTGTTTCCGACACGTAAACCAAGGATTTTAGCATTGTCCAAGGCAAAGTATTGTGATACGTCGCATGTGTGGTCATCTTCTTTGATGACGTTTGGATTATCTGACTGGATTGTCTTCTCATCCCAACGATACATGCGATGCTCTTCGATAAATATCTTATTGGCTTCCGTGTCTAAATAATAAAATCGTCCTTGAGCAAGCAATGACTGAAAACTGTCAATCATTGTCACTTTTTTAAGCTTGGCTACTGGATGCCAGCGAATAGCAAAGTCTAAATACATCTGGTTTCGCAATGCCCCCTCAGCACTATCGATTGTGTACTGTAGCACTTGCACTCTGTACTTATCCACAACCGAACGAGTAAAACTGTGTATGTCTTGTGATAATTGACTAGGCGCTTTCTTGACTACTTTCCCCGCTGGTGAATAGTAGTAAGTATCAATCAAAATGACATTGCCTTTTGCTGTAATTCCAAATGCTCCACAAGCTGTTGCTGACTGCTGGTGACCACCGTCAAGTGCAAAGGAAATACCAATCAGCCTATCATTAGCTGGCAAACTATCCAACGGATGAAACGTGCTCATGTTGTATACGTTGTTTCCAAGTCCGACTGGCTCGCCCAGGTAGATATATCTGTAATAATCAAAGTCATTAGCTTTAATACGTTCGATGTCTTTTAGCATTTGCTCAGTGACAAAACCCAGCTCGTCATCAAGATAGCTAGATGAGTGGCAAAGATATTCATCACGGATTTTCATAGTCTCAAACCACTTGTTAATCCAACTGTATGGATTACGTGGAGGGTTATAGGACCAAAAGAATTGCACGCATTTAGCTTTAGCGTGTTTTTGGCGCATGAAAGTAACGTTTGATTGGTCAAAGTCTTCTTCGCTGTCAAATTCGGCTGCTTCTTCGTACCAAACAGCGATAATATTCCCAATATCGTTTGATTTCAGCTTTTGAAAGTCGTCTTGACCGTAGAAATAGAATGTTGAACCTGTTTTCTTATGAATGATTTTAAACGGGCTAACAGTCGTCTTGAAACCGCCAAATACTCCGTACAACTGCAACGCCCATTGTATTTTGTTAAACACGCTGTCACGGATTGTATTGGCTACTTTACGAATAATAACAACGTTAGCTGTGTCGCCTCGCTTAATGTATTTAATCATCATGTAGACAAGTTTTAATGCAATTACTGACGATTTGAACGAGTTACGTCCACCTTTTAAAATGTTATAAGGTTCGCTTGATATCCAAACAGGCTTAAAATGTGGGTTTACGTTCTTTTGAACATTAAAGACCATCGTCTACCTCCTCAGCCCATTCATCAACGATAATAATCTGCTCGTCTTGCGCCTCATTAGCATTGACTTGTTCACGCAACTTAGCCAATTCAAGCTCTAATTTTTCGGCTTGTTTAGCAGTTGGATAACGTTTCAAAATTTCTTGAATAGCTTTGATAACTGTTGCATTATCTGCTTTCTTCCTGAGCCTTTTGACTTCGCCTGTAACTGGGTTCATCATCAAAACTTCTTCGTCACGATTTCCCCTGGCAATGTCTGATAGTATACTCAACGCCTCTTCAGCATCCATGATGTTTTTCTTGTGTAATTCAGAAAGTTGATCATCAATGTACGCTCGAATTTTAGTATTTTTTAGTAGCTTATCAGCGTTAGCGCCTGCATATTTCTCAGAATATCCAGCGTTAATTGCTGCTTTCGTTGCATTTCCTAGCTTGATAAATTCATCTGCAAATCGTTTCTGACGTTCATTCATTACCTCTCCTTTCACACAAAAAATCATGAGTTAAGACTCATGATTTCATTGTAATATCAAGTTAACGTGGCTTTTTACCGTTCTTTCAAGGCGTTAGCTAACAAATGTCTGTATGTAGCACGGAAATAGTTATCAAACCAGTTGTTGAGATGTTTGTATGTCCTGTTTGGACTCCTGTAGTAAATCCTTTGACTAGCACCTATAACGTTCATTGTCTCGTATACATATACCTCTTTGAGCACTCTGACAAGTGACTCATCTGTTCTTGAGAGAACCTCACTTGTGACTGTGTTCAAATTGACGTAAAACGCTGCATCTTCATTGTTATTTTCCAGAAAACAGTCTTGTATCTTTTGCTCTAGGATTGTTTTCTCTGGGTTTGTTTTATCTCTCAGAAAATACCACTTCAGCCATATGATTTCTCGTCTATGTATTACAGACAATCTTTCAAACTTCGTCTTTGCCATAACTTCACCTACAAGGTTTCCATCGCTTTAATAAACTCTTCATAGCTATTCAAAACTTTATAACAACAATCACGCACGTTAACTTCACAACCCTTGTGTTCCGCCAAATTACCCGTTTCTTCGTCAAAGATTTCAAATGTATCTTCCGCTATTGATATAATTTCATTTGCGTTTAATATCAGTTTGAATTCCTCAAGTTTATCTACATCATACGCTGTTATTTGACTTATCCATTTAACGTCACTCATCTTCAAACTTCCTCTTTTTCTACCGACTCGACAAACAAAATATGTCGCGGATTAATCAAAACATCGTTACTTGATAAAAAAGCTTTTCCTGTAAATATACCTTGTGCAATATCATTTATCAAGATTTCTTTTTCTTCACTATTCGAATGCGTTGTAATAGTGATGTCATTAGTTAAATGTATTGTTATTTTCCACATTGTTTACCTCCTCAACTGTCAACACAAATCTGTAATAGCCTTTCTTGCCACTTAAGCCACCCAACTGAAATTTAGTTGATTTAATCACGTTATCATTGTCATCAGTCCAAATTTTAGCTTCGGTCATACCATCGACAAGAGCTTTGACTGTTGGATAAAGATTTGGCGTGTCTAATCTTCGGTTTGTTGGCTTGTACACCGTCACAATCAAATGGCACGGTCTCTCTGGGCTAAAAGGTTTCATCTGCTTATCTTTCTTCGCTGTAACTTCATACATCGCTAACGCTTTAATACGTCTTGTCATGACTGCTTGCGCTTGACGATGAAATCTGTCATTGCTGTTGATAACCATGTTTTGCTTTTTTAACTTGGTATTTCTAGGCAACATGAACTCAAATTCCATGTTTTTCTTGGCTTTCAATTCAATCAACACGCAGCCACAGTCATCGCAATAGAGATTGCCAGGCTGTTCAGAAAACGATTCTAAATCCGTTAGCTCTTTCCATTTATAGCATTCTCCGCAAAATACCCTTTGGATTTCCATATTACACCTCGTTATAAGTCGTATTCTTCAAGTGCTTTCAACTTTGACTCAAGAGTTTCAATCTCTTTTTCTCGCTCTGCTTTTAAAATAGCTGGATTGTATTTTAATTTTCTAGTTTGTAGTTCAAGGTCACAAAGTTGTTGGTTAAGCCGTCTTATATTTACAAACACTTCGTCAATCTTTTTAGCATGAACATTGACTAACCAAATATTTACGACACCAAACACAGTAACAACTACCGCAAAAAACATTTCTTTCATTTTGCTTCCTCCAAAAGCTCTGGCTTTTCGTTGCTAAAAATGCAATCTAAGCAACCTAAGAAAGTCATCCCAATCTCCCTCCAAAAACTCTGGATTTTCGTAGATATTGCCCACAATTTCACAATCAGACCTATTGCTTTTAACGTCAGCAACTTCACTTAAATCAACAATTTCACTTAAAAACTCCGCTTCCCAGCAAGCTAATTCCTTGTTCCAAACGACTTTTGCTAACTCACCGTCAGACGTTTTTAAAACATCACCTTCAAAAATCTCTTTGTCATACATATCAAACAAACCTGTTGATTGCATGAGGATGAAATCGCTTGCTGGCACTTCATCAAAAGAAATTTCGTCATAACTTAGCAATAAAGTATCGTCTTTGAAAGGATAGACATCGTAATATATCACTTTGCCTTCTTCTGTCCAAGCTCTAAATTTTGGTATTGTCATTCTTCCACCTCTTCAGCAAACCACCAAGCCCAATTACGGTCAACACTAGACCGACTAGCATTATTAGCGCTTTATTCTTCATCTGTCAGCACCTCACTCGTTATTTGTGATTGTTACAGGAAGAATGCTTTCAGGCATGTACTCAACTTCGTACTTGTATTTATTGACTTCGGTTCCGTCAGTCAAATCTTCAACGACATACATGTTGTTTTTAGTCATATTGATTAAATGCTTTCTGTATTTTCCTTTTGACACTTCAGCAATCACGACTAATTTCTTGCTATTTGACGTGTCAACTGAGATAAGGCCTTCCACTTTGAATTCAATCTTGTCTGTACGTGTGTTGATAACCGCCACACGTCTGCGAACATTAAAATTATCTGCTTCTTTGCTAATGTTGTAAGAGACTTTATCTGATTCTGTAGAGCAACCTGACAACGTAGCTAAACCAATTGTCATGAGCGCTGCACCTGCCAAAGCTGCGATTTTTTTATTCTTCATTCTCTAATACCTCGATTTCCTCAATTTCACTGTTTGTTAGTGTGAACCGTACTTTCATAATCGTACTCTCCCCCATAGTTATCAGCGTGATAGATAATAACCTGATTATCTGATAGAGTCCTGTTCTGCTCTCTGAGCTCTCTATTTTCTTGCTTTAACTTGTTGATTTCTGGTTCGTACATATTCATCGTTTTAATACATCCAAAGGCATAAGCGCTAGCACAGATTGAGTACAGCGCTATACCAATTAACAAAATGTCCCAAAAATATTGTTTAATTATCTTTATGATCATTAAATTTTATCTCCACTGGTTTATTCTGCTTTTTAATTCCTCTCATGATACGAATATCGATAGCTATCGCTGTTAAACTTAATATAATTGCTATTACGTCAAAAATATTCATTCTAACCTCCGTAAATCAAATACACAGCTGCTTCCATTTGAGCTAACCCACTGGCAAATCCAATCCAATCAGAAAATTCTTGCGACATAGGTAACCAGTCTTTAGTAGCTCCCCAATCATAGTCATCTGGTTTTTCTTTGCTAAAAATACAATCCAAACAACCCAAAAACGTCATTCCGTCTTCCATCATTTCAGAAAAATAGTCAATTCGTTTTTTTACTGCTGGTGGTAATTCGTGAACTGGCGGAACAACTCTGCCGTCTTTAATACCCCACTTATAAATACCTTCCATTTTAATATCAATTGCATCTTTCATTTCCTTTGTTAGTCCTTCTGAATACATATTACTCTCCTTTACACGCTCAAAGATAACTGCTTATTAGCTTGCTCGATTTCTAGACGCAAGTTTGTCTGTGGTTGCCATTGTTTCCAATAGTCATAAGCACGATCAATGTCTTTCTTTTTCAATAAGTCATAACGTGGGATTTTAAATAACTCTTTGAAATCTTTAGCGGCTTGCCAAAACACCTTCTGTCTCAACTTGCTATCGGCATATGCTGGCGCATCGTATCCACCCAAACATTTAACAACTGCTTTGTTTCGTTCTTTTGTTAAATCCTGGTTAATAGATGGGTTAACTGGCTGTTCTTCTTTCAAATAGACAATATCGTCACGTATCTCAGCTTGTTCCGCTTTGATTTCTTTTTGCGTTTGAAACAATTGGATGAATGCGTCCTCTGGTGTCAAAGCGTTTTGAGCAGAAGCAATATAAGCGCCATGTTTGCGAATAGCTGGTAACACCTCATCCGTCACCCAGTCAGCAAATTTTTCAGCTTCTGGCTTGCGTGATTGAAAAACCAACTTGTAGAAATTGCTTTCGTTAATGAAATTAGCTTTCTGAACGCCTCCGTTTGTAAGGAGGTCGGTAATAACTACCCCCTTCGGATTTAATCGTGACGCCGCATCTTTATGGTTCTTAATATCTAACACACGGCAACAATCTTTAAGGTTAAAATAAAACTCATCCTCAATTGTTACTGTACGAACTTGACCAAATTCTTTATTGTTAAATACTTGTACGTTCATCATTTAAATACCTCCTCACCATTCCAGAGCATATTGTTAGCTAACACATGACTTGTGATTCGTCGCTGTGTTTCTGGATCTTGATAATAATTTAAAGTCGCTTGATAAGCTTTCTTAGCTGCTGTGATTTTCTTGTTTGCATATACAGTGAATAAACATAAGTAAGTAATGCATAAAATCGCGAATAATAATACAATAAACTGCTCTTGTGTCATTTATTCTTCTCCTCAAATAGTCCTTCAAATTCTCGTGTGATCTTTCTCATTCCATAAGCTTCTGACGCTCTAAAATAGAAACCTTTATCATTTGTTTTCTTAAGATATAGTCGTTCTCGACATCCTGGGCAAGAAACGGACTTTCTGTGTTTCTTGATTTTTAGAACCATATACATTCCGCAAAATGGACACATGATTTCTGCTTTAACTCGTTCTTCTTTCATGCAACACCTCTAAAATGGTAAGTCGTCTTCATTAATGTCCATTGGATTAGCATTCCCAAAGTTTCTGCTAAAGTCAGGATTGGTCTGTGTTGTTTGCCCTTGGAAGAAACTTGTCTGTTGTCCTTGTGGCTGTCCAAAATTACCTTGATTTGGATTTTGATAGCCATTGCTTGCGTTTTGTGGCTGTTGATTTCCAAAATTACCGCTATTTTGGAAATTACCTTGGTTTTGATAGCCTTGATTTTGCCCAAAATTACCATTGTTGCCATTGTTTTGGTTTTGAGCTGGTGCATATCCATTGATTGCATCGATGATAATTTGTGGATATTTATTGCCTTCGTGCTCATTTTGACGATAGCGACCTGTGATAGTTACCAAATTTCCGACATTGTCATACAGGACATTTCCTAGCTCACCGAAAGCAATTACTTTGATGTAGCCATGCTTATAATTGCCGTCTTCGCCTTTACCATTTGCAAAGCTCATGCTTGCGGTCGTAAAGTTTTGATCGTGCTTGTTGTATTCATTGTTGAAATTAATATAACCTTTATTCGTTACTTCCATCGCCATTGTCGCTACCTTCTTTCTTTTCTCTTTTAATACTACTTGTAAACAATAACGCTAAGAACATCCATAGCGGCTGTTTGAAATAAACAGCGATGAATGCACATACAAGCAAAGCACCAACATCGTGTAATAGCCAAGCTAACCAAATCATTCAACTTCCTCCACTTCTCTAACTTCTAACTCGTGCACGCCAAATTTTAAAAGTGGCGCATATCTCTCATTAAATTTAATCGCTGCTGCATATGGATTAGAAACCTCTACTTCAGCCCCTAAATCCAATGCCGCAATTTTTCCGCTGACGTAATATTTTTTCATCCTTCAAACCCCATTTCCATGATCATGTTTTGTTGTTCATACTTAATGCCATTCATTTCCAAGAAATCTTTAAACATTTTGGCTTGTTTAACACCTCCAGGAAACGTCAAACGCAAATCAAGTGTCAACGCTTTGTCAGGCTCAATTTTTGGCTCATTTTCAGCCGTGTTTTGTGTTTCTGGTGTAATTGTATTACTTTCCAAAATCTCTCCAGTTTCAGCGTTATATGCCTTGATTTGAGAGTTGGCATTTTCTTGCGCTAGACGTTCAATCTCTGCTTTACGTTCTGCCTCTGCTTTAGCTCGTGCCTCAGCCTGTTCTTTACGTAAAGCAATCGCATCTCTGTCTGATTTCATGATTTTAAGAACGTCAACAAGTGATTTCCCATCTTCAAGATAGCGAACATAAGCATCTGGAAGTAATTCATAATCTTTAGCTTGCTCAACAATTGTCTCTTTGCTTTCTTCAAATTCACGTACAGCTTTGTGTTCTTCCAAGACAATCTGATCAATTTCTTCAAGAGTTGCTGTTTTAAGTTCGAATTTTCCTGATTTAAAGTATTTCTTCAAGCTATATGAATTGTATTTATCCTCGAAAGTTGATTTATCCAGTTGAGCTAGCTCACATTTCTCTTCAAAAGCAGCACGTACTGCGTCAACTCGTAGCAATCGTTCCTGTTCATCGATTGCATTTAAGCCTTCTGTCATTTTTTTGGTCACTTCATCAATTGGCGCTAATACTTTTTCTTTATACCACGCTTCAAAATCGTTATAAGGTAAATTGAAAACACCTTTGATTTCTTTACGTTTAGCTTCTAAAGCTTTAGTTAGATTGTTGTAGGTTGTGCGCTCGTTATACGCCTCTTTATAGGTTTCTGCTGTTATTTCTCGATTTGAGTATTTAGCAACGGCATCAGCAACTTGTGCCTCGATACTTTCACGGTCAATTTTGATGACCGCTGGTTTAAATTCAACATTGATTTCTGTTAGTGTGTTATTTGTTACGTCTTTCATCTTTATCTCCTTTATAGATCATTAAAATTTATTTGATTTGGATTTTGTTGTGGCATCAGTGATTTGATGTAATTTACCACTTCGTTAAAATATCCGCTTGGAACAGCTCTAAAATCGTTGATGTTGTAACGAACCAAAATACCACTTGCTACAATATCTGGGTTTTGGTTAGTCATCTGCGCAAGCTGATTGATGCCATTGTAGATTTGTTGCAATTGATTATCATTGATGTATTGCTTTTGCTGTTTTGTGTTCGCACCCTGCTTTTGCTGCTTCTGATATTCATTCGTATCAGCATCTTTAGCATCATCAATTAGAAATAGACCGTTTAGAGCATATTTTCTAGCATAACTTGACGCTGCTCCTGTTATCTGAGATGCATCCATACCTTTTTTCTTTTCTTCCTCACGGGCTCTTGCCTCAACTGTTATTTTTTCGCCTGTACTTATATCAACAAAATCAAATGTAGCTACTAAATAATATCTGTCGCCAACTTGCTCAATAACATCTTTTCTAAAAAACGCTGTACATTCGTTTTCCCATAATAATGGTTTTATAGCATTCAAAATATCCTCTGCATTCCTGTAGCTATAACCACCGAATTTGTTATATTGCCCTTTAGGAACGTTTAATTCTTTTTGGATATTGAGAAGTTTTTTATAAATTGTCACCTTTTCCATTCCTCAGACTCCATTTGTTCATCTTTCCAGCGGTCATAAGCCTCATCCTCATTACCTTGAAATGTTTCTTCATGGTCTTCGTATGAGCTTAACCAATCATCATAATCGAACGTGCCGAATAATCCATATTGCATTAGCTGACCTTTCTAGCTTCTAGCAAGTAATAGCAAGCCTTAGCACCATAGTCAATTCGAATACTATTTCCACTCATTGACTTTCTAAAGCGTGGTTCTGAAATAGCTGAATAAGCATATACATGATTTTTGAGCGATTTAATTGCTTGGTGCATATCGTCATAAAAACCAAGATGAAACTTGCGATAACCGTTGATTACATGTAATAATTCAATTTTCATCACTCTTCGTCCTCATCTGGAAATAACGCATCACGCATTGCATCTGGTACATCTTTGCCATCCAACACATCTTCAAGAATATGTGAGAAGACGTGCATTGTTTCAAAGAATATCAATTTATGTTCTGGCTGTTCAATAATCCCATACTCGTGTAGCTCAATTGCTATCGTTGATGTTCCGTGCATGAATTCTTGAAATTCTTCAATACGTTTCAAAGTTTTGTGTTCTGCTAAAATTATTTGTTTTAAATCTGACATTGTGTTCTCCTATTTTTGAAATTCTCTGTATAAGCTAATTTGATGCTCTCTGCTTTCCTCGTCATCGTCCCAAAGCTCAGCAGCTGCTATCAGCATTTCCAGGAAGTCATTATCAACTTCAACTGGTTTGCTACTTCCTTGCTTTAATTGTTCAGCAACTCTCAACTGCTCAACATTTGTAATACCTTGAGACTTCATACGAACCAGAATACCAACGACGTAGTTTAAGAATAGCTTTCCGTTTCTAACAGATATCTTCAAAGCCTCGTTGATTAATTCAACAGAATAGCTGTCCTCTTTAACAAGCTTTTGAATATCTTCCAATTCGAACGGTGAAAGCATACGACCAAAATTAGCTTCAAAATTATTAATAAGCTCCTTTAATTCCATAACACCCACTTATTAATCTTTAGTAATTATTTATTATTAGTAGTTATTGTTTATTAGTAATTGTTAGTTCGCAAAATACAGATTTGTAAAATACAGATTTGTAAAATACAGATTTGTAAAATGCGGAAATGTAAATCAACTAGCTAACTCTTCATCAAGTTGTTGTTTGAGTTGCTCAAAGATTTCATCGCTGATTTTCCTATCAGCGCAAAACCTAAAAGCTGTAACCCCCTTACCACGTCCGAGAGATTTTTTATAAGTCCTTATATAACCTGATTTTTCAAGTTTTTTAATCTCTCTATAGATACTGTCTTCGCTATCTTTTGAACGTTTAGCAAGTTCCGTCGGAAATACTCTCCAATTTTCTTTGTTGCTTAAAATAGTAAGTAACAATCCTTTTGATTTTAGAGATAACTCTTTATCTTGTATGAACTCATTACTAACAGCTGTATAGCTTGATGTTGTGTTCCTGAAAGATGTACTGCATCAGCTTGCCTCCTGAGATTGTTCTTTAAACGATAAAAGTATTTTATAAATGGGATGACCAGTCGGGATAGTAAAGTCTGCTGGGTCAATTTCAATTAAATTTGTTTTACCGTTTTCGGTTATTTCACAATAGCTAGTAACCTTTGGTTTCCATTGTTCTTTTTTTCTTTTCATGTTAAAATACCTTTGTAAATGTTTATGTTTGTTCCTGACTAATCGCTGTTAGTCGGGTTTTTTGTTTTTAAAAAGTTGTTGTTTTCGAAACTTTTGTTTTAAAAAAATTTAGGTTCACTTTAAAAATCCTCCATTTTAATACCTAGCATGTGAGCAATTTGGCACGCTTCTGAATAAGAAAAGTCTCGTCCATTATGTCGATTGATTTTAGCGCTAAAAGTAGATTTATTCATATCAAGCCTTTCCGCTATTTGTTTTTGTTTTATTCCTTTTGAAACAATAATACTTTTTAAATTGATATACGGACGCTCAAAATCGTGTCTTTCAAGAACAGCGTTCATATTTCGTCTCCTTTCTAAGTTGCTGATTTCGCAACCTTTGTGATTTTAGTTTATAACTTTTATGTTTCGTTGTCAACAACTTTTTCGTCTTTTTATAAAAAAGTTTGCGAAAACGAAACTTTTATGTTAATATTACGTTATCTTATGAAAGGTAAAACATTATGATTGGTAATAAGATAAAAGAACTCAGAAAAGAGCGGAAACTAACACTACAAGAACTAGCTGATACACTAAACGAAAAATATCCAAACACTATTAATTTTAATAAAGGAAAAATTTCAAAATGGGAAAACAATAAAGAAGAACCTAGATTGTCTTCTGTAAAAATCATTGCAGATTTTTTCAATGTTCCTCTAGATTATTTTGATGGAAAAGATGTTTCTCATTCTGAAATTGTTTCTATATATGAAAAACTAAACGAAAATAGACAAAAAAAGGTCTTGAACTTTGCTAGTGATCAACTCGCTGAACAGGAACAAGAAAATACTGTTTCTTCTATATTTAGTAAAAAAGAAGACGATGACAAATACATCACCGACTATGTTCAGGGATTGGTAGCTGCTGGACGTGGTGTTTTCCAATGTGATAACTTATACATGGAAGTCAAGTTAAGAGCTGATGATGTCCCAGAAGAATATGACACTATCGCTAAAGTGGCTGGTGACTCAATGGAACCATTGATACAAGACAATGACTTGTTGTTCATTAAAGTAACTAGTCAGATTGAGCCTAATGAGATTGGTATTTTCCAGGTTAATAACAAAAACTTTGTCAAAAAACTGAAATGTGACTATGACGGTAGATGGTATTTGCAAAGTCTAAATGATAAATACGAAGAAATCTACTTATCAGAGAACGACGACATCCGAACAATCGGAGAAGTCGTTGACATTTATAGAGAGGATTAAAATATGGGATTACTTAGCCTTTTATTTGGTAAAAAAAGAACAAATATACAGCCAAAAACTTCTATGACATTTTCATCTTCTGATGAATTTGACTACTACACCCCAGAATATTTCAAAATATTAGATACAAGACCTAATATATTTGAAATTTACGGTAGACCTCACAATTTTCCAAAGTATGACGATAGTTTTATCACTAACGAGAACTACAAATTGAGAGAACTTTTACTATTAGTGTGGTGGGGAAATCCAAAGAATGGTCGAAAATCTACTGTAACTATTCCTAAATACTTTTTTTATAGTTACAATTTAAATGCTGAGAAATTGACTAATGATTTTAAATCCAACGGTCTTCTAGTAGATATAGAAGAAAAAACGCTATTAACAGAAAAAGGTCAAACAGTTTACGATAAATACAAAGCTTTATGGGAAATCCATGTTGTAAAACAGTATCCAACTAATCTTGATATCGATTTTCCGTCATGGGACAAAGAACAATTTGAGTTAAAATTGTATCAAATGGAACTAACATACTATAAAGCTCACGCAAATCATTGTAAAAAGTTGGTAGACTTTTTCAACTCTCTCAACATACCTTCTACTTCTACTGCTACTGCTCAAGATGTACACGATCAAATCAACTACTACATAAACGAAGGTAACAGCGACCTCGCAAAAGTTAATGACTATCAAGAAAAAATAGCTATTCTAAAAGAAAAAGCTGCCCATAGGTTAAGTGACTAAAAACTACGTGCAAAAGACTGAACCACGTTAAAAGCTGCTGGAGAAATACAATGAAGAAGAAAACTGCTATTATCATTGCTACAGCTTTCTTGTTTGTCGCCAGTCCTGCTATTGAGACAACTGTTTTCCCTCAAGCTCATACAGCTTACGCCGTATCAAAAGAGTATAAAAACGCTCTTGAAACAGCTGAGCTGATGAAAGACGCAAACATGTCTAAAAAAGCTTTCTATCAAGCATTGCAAGATGAAAGTGGCTTTGAGAAAAAAGCGGTAGATTATGCTGTTAAAAAACTGAAAATTAGTTGGAAAAAGAATGCCTTGGCATCTGCTAAAAATTTTCAAGATTATGGCATGTCTAAAGAGAAAATCAAAGAAACATTGCTTAGCGAAGAGGATGGCGGAGGTTTTACAAAATCAGAAGCCAACTACGCTATTAAACATTTAGAAGACGAAGATTAAAATAAACAAAAAAGCCCACGCTCAAATTTTGGACGAGGAGAGCGTGAGCTAATATGTATGTATAAGAAAAACAGGCATTAAAAAGCCCTTTTTCTTGTACTCATTTTAACATTTTTTTACAAAATTTGAAAGAGGGTACAATATGAACACAAAACGAAAAGTAGCTATATATAGTCGTGTTTCTACACTACACCAAGCCGAGGAAGGTTATTCAATCGGTCAACAAATTGAAGCTTTAACAAAATATTGCCAAGCTATGGGTTGGGTTATTTACGACAACTATTCTGACGGTGGCTTTTCTGGCGGTAAGCTAGAACGACCAGCCATGCAAAAAATGATACAAGACGCTAAATCTGGCAAATTTGACACCGTAGTCGTCTACAAGCTTGACCGTTTAAGCCGAAACGTCAGAGACACGCTCTACTTAGTCAAAGACGTTTTTAACGCTAACAACGTTGATTTTGTTAGCTTACAGGAGAACATAGATACAAAATCAGCTATGGGGAACTTGTTCATCACGCTACTTTCTGCTATCGCTGAATTTGAACGGGAGCAAATCAAAGAACGTATGCAGCTAGGTGTTAAAGGACGTGCTAAATCAGGAAAAACAACTGCTTGGACGACACCGCCCTTTGGTTACAAATACGATACCAACACTCAGTCGATGACTGTTGACCATTACCAAGCCGAGATTGTCCGTGATATGTTTAACAAAATTATTTCTGGTTGGTCAATCATGGGAATAACAACATACATGCGTGAAAATTACGACGGGAAATGGACTCACGTCAAAGTAAAACGAATTTTAGAAAACATAACCTACATCGGCAAAGTGAAGTATCGCAATGAAATTTTCGAGGGGGAACACACACCTATTTTACCTGAAGAATTATTTTCCAAAGCTCAAAAAGCCTTGGAAGAAAGAACAAACAAAAAAGATAATACTAGACCATTTCAAGGTCTTTATATGCTTTCTCGCATTGCAAAGTGTGGATACTGTGGGACACCTTTAAAAATCGACACCTACAAACCACGAAAAGACGGCACTAGAAAGCGCACCTATACTTGTATCAATAAAAATCCAAAACGGATAAAGACGGCAACCTATAACGATGGCAAACAATGTAAAGAGTCAGGGCGCTACGATGTCAAAGATGTTGAAAGATATGTCTTGAATGAGATAAGCAAATTACAGTTAAACCCTAAATCAATAGAATCACTGTACAGAGATAAGCCTGAAGAAAATATAACAGCACACCAAGAACGATTAAAGAAACTAGAAACCAAACTTTCAAAGCTAAACGATTTATATATAAATGAGCTCATTTCTATGGAAGCGTTAAAACAAAAAAGCGCTGAACTCCTTAAAGAGAAATCCAGCTTGGAAACGTTTATAAATAACAATAAGAGAAAGATAAATAATAAACCAGCTTTTGAGAAAGTCGCCAAAATGGACGATGTTTTCAAAATGTCCTATGACGACCAAAAGAAAATAGTTAAAACATTAATTAAACGTGTAGAAGTTAAACGTGATGAAATCAACGTTATTTTTAAATTGTAAAATTACTGTATTTAGGAGCACCGACTAATATTGTTGTGCATGCCATAATATGCTTCTCCTTTTACTTTCTATAATTCATCCGCAATTTTATTAATTTTACGTAATCTGTGGTTAACACCACTCTTGGTCAATGTGCCTTCCAAATGGTCGGCAATTTGTTGAATGGAATAATCTGGATTTTCAACACGGATTTTAGCCACTTGTTGAAGTTCAATTGGCAAGGTTTCAAGTCCAACCGTATCCATGATTTTAATGATATTATTGATTGTTTTCATGCTAGCTGTCACGGTTTTGGCAATGTTTGCCGTCTCCGCATTATTAGCACGATTGATATCGTTACGTGTCTCACGCATAATCTTAACTTCTTCAAAAATATCCTTACATTCCATAGCACCAATAATCAAAAGAAAATCCATGATGTCTTCTGCTTTTTGCAAATAGGTTACCGTACCATTCTTATGTTCAATGACCTTAGCATAAAGGATAAATTTTCGCATCAAATTCGCCAAATCTTCAGCGTGGTCTTGATAAACCGAGAAAATTTCCAGCTGATATTTTCCAGATTCTGGATCACGAATGGTTCCAGTCGCCAAAAAAGCGCCGCGCAAATAAGCGCGTCCCTTATCATCATCTTCTAAAATAGTTGGGTTAATTCCCATTTCAATGCCAAAGAAAGAATCCGCCAACTGCAAGTCATTCAAGATTTCTCTGACGTTTGCTACCACAAAAACATTGTAAATACGGTTTTTACGCAGATTTGTCTTTTGGTGGTATTTAATTTCTGGCTGAACATGGTAAAGATTTTCAGTCAATTCATAAATATGACGAGCGATTTTAGCATTTTCTGTTGTGATAGACAAGGTAAGTCCGTCTCCTGTCAAGCCAAGGCTACCAGACATTTTAATGATTGCTGATAATTCGCTCTTATCAAACCGCGACAAATTGAGCAGTTCTTCTTTCACTTTTACTGTAAAACTCAT